TAGTGGAAGTGTTGGTAATGTGGGGAAGGTAAACGCACAGACCTTTAATTTGGCGGACTTAGACATGACTAATCCAGAGGATAGAAAACGATATGCAGAATATCGTAAAGAAAGAAATTCTAAACCAACTGTGATTAATCTAAATAAATAATAACCGCTATTTAAAGGAGAAATAAAATGGCAAATGAAACAACAAGTAGTACGATATCAGAACTATATACTGAGATCGTAGCAGAAGCATTGTTTGTTGCTTCCGAGCAATCAATTATGCGAAATCTTGTGCGTAATTATACTATCGCAGGTGGTGGTAAATCAGTAGAAGTACCGATTTATGCAAATGTATCAGCGGCGGCAGTAAATGAAGCAACAGATTTATCAAATACAGCAATCAACCCTACATCTGTGACTATCACAGCTTCAGAGGTTGGTATTATGACAACACTTACAGACTTAGCTAGAAATTCAGCATCAAGAAATGTTGCGGCAGACATTGGAAGATTATTCGGTGAAGCTATTGCAAGAAAAGTTGATGCAGATTTATCAGCATTGTTCACAGGCTTTTCAACAGAGCGAGGTGGTGGAGCAGGTAATGAACTAACTGTTCAAGACTTGTTTGAAGCAGCGGCAGATCTTAGAACTGCTAATGCACCTGCACCTTATTATGGTGTATTTCACCCAAAACAAATCTTTAATGTTAAGAAGTCATTAACAAACACATTTGTTGGTAGAGATACTGAATTATCAAACGAAGCTATGAGAAGTGGTTTTGTTGGTAATATTGCAGGTATTCAAATATTTGAAAGTTCGAATGTTTCTGTTGATGGATCAGATGACTCTATTGGTGGTGTATTCTCACAAGATGCTTTAGCACTTGCTATGATGCAAGATCTAAAGATTGAAAGTCAAAGAGATGCTTCATTAAGAGCAGATGAACTTGTAGCAACCGCAGTATTCGGTGTTTCCGAAATACACGATAGCTATGGTGTTAAATTAACAGCAGATAGCTTGGCTAACTAATAAACAATAATTTAGGGGTGGGTTTTTCCACCCCTTATGTTAATAATAATTATGGCAACAACAGATTTTTCAGTTAACTTGGCAGAAGTTCAAAAATATCAACCAGATATTGCCGAGTTTGGCATAACAGATTTTGATACCCAACTACAATTCGCAGAAGATGATGTCATTAGACAGATCAGAGAAGAATGGTGGGAAAGATACAGACATACAGTCAGATACAAAGATATTACAAAAGTCACTTCATTAGAATTAGTAAATTCTAAATTAACAGACGCACAATGGAAAAGGTGCGTAGTTTACAAAGCATTAGCAGAATATATTTACCCAATACTATCAAAGTTCAAAGATCCAGATGGTGGAGATGGTAAAGACACATTTCAGAACAAAATGGATTTTTATAGACAAAAGTATGCAGAGGAGTTTCAAGCAGTACTTAGAGATGGTGTAGAATATGATGAGGACAGTAGCGGTACAATCCAAGCTAGTGAGAAAGAGCCAATTCATATGTTAAGATTGCAGAGGTAGAAAATGTGTGAATGTTGCGGTGGCGATTGTATCTGTAAATTATGGTAGCATCTGTATCTATTAAATCTAATACGATACAACTAAGAAAAGAACTTGCAGAAATCCAAAGAAAATTTCCAAATGTTATCAGACAAACTTTGGCAAATGTTTCAGCTTTACAAATAAGAAATATTAGAGATAGAACCCAAAGAAAAGGTGTATCTGTCAATGGTTCACCATTCAAAAAATATTCTCTAGGATATAAAAGAGCAAAGGTAAAAGAGTCTGGAGTTGTTGATCTTACCGATACAGGACAGATGTTTAGTTCTTTAACAAGTAAAATTACACCATCAAAGGGTAGTTTGTTTTTTAGAAATATGTTTAGCAATAAAAAAGCATTTTTCCATGATATAGCAGGTGCAGGTAAAGGTAAGGTTGTTAGACCATTTTTCAGTATCAATAGACAAGAAGAAAAACAAATAGTAAAAGTATTTGAAGATAAGATTGCTAAAATATTACAATGAGTAAAAGAGAGAATATTGCAGGGAATATTATAACAGTATTAGATGCTGTATCTTCACCTATTGAATTTAAAAAACTTACAAGAGAACCATTTGATCCAGAGGAGTTATCTAATGCACAGTTTCCTGCTATGTTTATTTCAACAGGAGATGAGTCAAGAGAAGATTTAAGTCTTGGTGCAACTGCAAGTGGAACAAGAAGTGGATCAATAGATTTTGTGATAGTTGCTTTTGCAAAAGGCACAGATACAAATATAGATACAAAAAGAAATCAACTAATAGAGGTTATTGAGGAAACACTAGATGCTGATAGAACTAGGGGTGGGAACGCATTAGAAACAAAAATTGTAGAAGTTTCTTCTGATGAGGGAACACTTTATCCTTTGGGTGGAGTGAGAATTGTGGTAAGAGTTTTATATAGTTTTACTAGAGGTACAGCTTAATGGCAAAAAGAATAACTTTATGGAAAGATGGATATTCTAAAGAAATTTGGGATAGCGAACTAGACAAGTTTCTTTCATTAGGTTATACACTTAATGAAGAAAAAAAATCTACCAAGAAGAAAAAAAAGGTAGAGCAACAAACAAAGGAGAATGAAGAATGGCAACCCATGTCGGAACAAGTGGATTAGTTAAAGTTGGTAGCACTACAGTTGGTGAAGTAATCGGTTTTTCTGTGGATGAAACCCAAGATGTCGTTGAAGATACAACATTAACTGACTCAAAAAAGTCTTACAAAGTTTTAAGGGGAGATGCTACTGCTACTGTTGAATGTCATTTTGATGAAACAGATAGTGGTCAAGAAGCATTAGATGTAGGCACATCAGCAACTTTGGAATTATATCCAGAAGGTGCAGATAGTGGTGATAAATACTATTCTGGCACAGGTATTGTGACAGGTGCATCTATAGCTGTGACTCTTGATGGCATTATTTCCAGAACTTTTAACTTTCAAATTTCTGGTGGCATATCTCACTTAACTGTATAATATTTAATATTATATGGCTAAAAAAGATTTTCTTGAAGGTGCTATAACTCATTTTAAGCACCAAGAAACAAGAATTATTGAAGTTCCAGAGTGGAACTTAGTAGGTGAAGATGCTATCTATGTGAAACCTTTTACTCTCATTGAGAAAGATGAGATATTCAAAGGTACATCTGACAACAGTTTGACAGTTCTTATTGATGTTATTGTTAAAAAAGCATTGACAAAAGATGGTGATAAAATGTTTGATCTTGAAGCAAAAATCAAAATGAAAAGATTTGTAGATCCAGATATAATAGGAATTGTTGCAAGTAAAATTCTTGGAACTGTCACAGATAATAGTGATTTAAAAAAAAAATAAATTCTGACTCAGAGTTTAGATTTCATTTTTTCTTAGCTGAAAAATTACACAAAACTATTGGTGAAATATTACAGATGCCTGTAGATGAATTTAATATGTGGGTGGCTTACTATAATGTAAAACATGAAGAAGAACAAAAAGCATTGAATAAAGCAAAGATGCAAGGTAAAAGAAGATAATGACAAAAAAACTCAACATTGACATTATTGCAAGAGATAAATCAAAACAAGCACTAAATCAAGTTCAAGGCAATCTTGAAAAAACAAAAAATTCTGTATTAAACCTTAGAAATGCTTTAGTTGGTTTAGGCGTTGGTGTTGCTATTAAAGGCTTTGTTGATGTAGGAAAAGAAGTCGAAAGTTTACAAGTAAGATTCAAATTTTTATTTGGTAGTCTTGAAGAAGGTCAAACTGCTTTTGATAATTTAACAAAATTTGCAGGTAAAGTTCCTTTTTCATTAGCAGAAATATCTAGAGCCTCTGGAAACCTTGCAGTCGTTTCTAAAGATGCAAAAGATTTAAATAGAGTTCTAGAGATCACAGGTAATGTTGCCGCTGTCACAGGACTTGATTTTGAAACAACATCTTCACAAATTCAAAGAGCATTTGCAGGTGGTATCGGTGCAGCAGATCTTTTCAGAGAACGAGGTGTCAGAGCATTATTAGGTTTTCAAAATGGTGCAAAAGTCACAGCAGAAGAAACAGTAAAAAGATTTGAGGAACTATTTTCTGGTGATGGTCAATTTGCAAATGCCACAAAAGATTTAGCAACAACTCTTGAGGGTACTATCTCTATGATAGGAGATAAATATTTTGGGTTTCAGAAAAGAGTATCACAAGAATTTTTTGATGAATTAAAAGGTGAGTTTAAGGCATTAGATAGTTTTTTTGCTGAAAATGAAAAACAAATTAATGTTTTAGCTGAAGCAGTAGGAAAAAGTTTAGCAACTGCAATAACAACACTTGCTGATGGTGTAAAATTTGTAAATGAAAACTTTGAAACATTCAAAAAATTAGGAATGACAATAGCTGTTTTTGGATTATCAAAAGCATTTTTAGCTTTAGCAGTTTCAATAGGAAGAACTACTGTAGCTTTGTTAGCTTTCAATAGAAAAGCTATGACTAATTTTCTTGGTATATTGGCAGCAGCAGGTTTGGTTATAGCAGAAACTACAGGAAAATTAGATCAATTTTTCAAAATGTTTGAAAAACCTAAAACCATAGAAGAATTAAGTGATGAGGTGTCTTTACTTTCAGATGAGTTGGGATTATTAGAAAAGGTTTCAGATCCAAAATTTAGTATTTTACAAAATGAAGCAAAAACATTAGTCAATGAATTAAAATCTTTAAGAGAAAGTTTAGATCCTACCTCAGTAGAATTTGAGAATATTGGTTTTTTAATAGATCAAGTTAATAATTCTCTTAATAGTATTCCATTTGAAGAAATATTAATTGGGTTTGATGAAGTTAGTCAAGAAGTTGGTTTTTTGACTGAGAAAATGGGTGAGTTTAAAAAAGGTTTTGAAGAAGCTATGAACAAAAGTACATTTAACGCATTTCAAAAAGCAGGACAAGTTGCATTTTCACAGCTTAAAAAAACTCTCACTGATTTTGTTATGACAGGTAAACTTGATATGAAAAGTTTTGAGATCGCAGTAAAAAGGGCAATAGTTGAAGCATTAATTGGTGAAGCAGTAACTGCAGCAGTAAAAAAAGCAAAAACATTATTTAAAATGGACGCAATAAAAAAAGCACTTATAAATGTTTATGAAGCAGGAACAAAAGCATTGGCATCTGTTCCACCACCTTTTAATTTTGTTGTTGCAGGAGGTGTTATTGCAGGGGGAATGGCTTTAGTAAATAAAATTAAAGGCTTTGAAAAAGGTGGACGACCACCAATAAATCAACCATCTATCGTAGGTGAAAGAGGTGCAGAACTTTTTGTACCAGATCAAGCAGGAACTATTGTACCAAATAACAAACTTGGTGGCACAACAAATGTAAACATAACTATTATGGCAAATGATACTGAAGGATTTGATGATTTACTAGAGAGCAGAAGAGCAACTGTAGTAAATATAATTAATGATGCTTTGAATAGTCAAGGTAAAGAGGCAATAATTTAATGAGTGGCACATACCCAACATCACCAGAGTTTAGATCAATCAGGTTTAAATCAGAGCAAAAAACAAAGGTATCAACTACTGATAGTGGTAAAATGTTTAGCACACAGGTTGATGGTCAAAGATTTAAGTTTTCTGCGACTTATGCACCAATGAGCAGGTCAGATTTTGCACCTGTTATTGCTTTCATTATGAAACAAAGATCACAAAAAGAAACATTCCAAATATCTTTACCAGATCTTAAAAATGCAAAAGGAAATGTATCTGGTACTGTTTTAGTTAAAAATTCTCACACAGCAGGAGATACAACAATAACTGTTGATGCTATGACAGGAACACTAAATGCAGGTGATTTGGTAAGTTTTGCAGGACACAACAAAGTTTACATGGTTGTTTCAGATGTGACAGCAGATGGTAGTAATGAAGCAACACTTACAATAGAGCCACCATTAAGATCTGCTGTTTCTGATAATGCAGTAGTGACTTATGATGGTGTCGAATTTACTGTTAGACTGACAAATGATTTACAACAGTTCTCAACAGACGATCTTGATACATTTAGATTTGAAGTAGATTTTATTGAGGCTCTCTAATGCCTAGAGGTCTTTCAAGTAGTATAACAACTGAACTACAAAACCAAAATATAAAACCTATTGTTTTGGTTGAAATACTTTTTCCAACACCACAAAGAATAACAAATCATTACAAAGATATTACATTTAATTCAAACACATATACAGCAAGTGGACATTTACTTTCTATTACTACAAAAGCAGAAAATGCCGAAGTAGATACAAGTAGCTTTCAAATAGAGTTGTCTGGTGCAGATAATGCTTTTATATCTATTGTTCTAAATAATGTTGTTAGTAATGATAATGTGAACATTGATATTGCTTTTCTAAATAGTTCAGATGCAATCATAGACAGTTTTACATATGATAAGGGTTTTCTTGATAGTTTCAGTATTGATACAGACAAAGCTATTCTACTCTTAAATTGCTCTTCACATTTTGCAGACTTTTCAAGAGTGCAAGGTAGAAAAACAAACAATGGATCACAGCAAAGATTTTTTACAGGAGATGTTGGATTTGAGTTTTCAGCTTTAACACTTGATGATTTAAAATGGGGTAGATCATAATGGGTTTTTTTAATGACATAGTCAAAGGTGTCCAAAAAATTTTTACAAAAGTCATTTCATGGCTAATACCAATACCAGATGTTCCAGACTTATCAAACTTCAATCAAGAAGAACAAAAAGGCATATTAGTTAACAAACAGTCTAATGATGCAAATATACCTGTTGTTTATGGAACAAGGCTCTTAGGTGGAACAAGAGTTTTTTTAGAAACATCTGGCACAGATAATCAATATTTATATGGTGCTTTAGTTTTATGCGAGGGTGAAATAAATAATATAACAGAAATAAGAGTTGATGATAGTGCAGTAACATTTGCATCAAGTATTTCTAATGGTACTACAATAACCTCAAATGACTCAAGGTTTGGAACTACAATACAAGTTCAACCTTTTTTTGGTGCAGACGATCAAGTTGCAAGTTCTTTATTAAGTGATTTATCAAATTGGGGATCTAATCATAGATTGCGTGGTGTTTGTTATTTAGCATTTAGAATTACTTGGGATAATGACAAATATTCTGGCATACCAAAAATTCAAGCCAAAGTTCAAGGTAGAAAAATATCTACATTTGATGGAAGTGATAATGAAACAACAGGGCAATTCTCAAGCAACCCTGCATTTATACTGATTGATTATTTAAGGAACACTACTTTTGGAAAAGGTGTAGCATTATCATCTATTGATATTCCATCATTTTTTACAGCTTCACAAGTCTGTGATGCAACTGTTACTTACTTCGGATCAACAACAGGAAAATTAATTGAATGTAATGCAGTATTAGATAGCAAAGCAAAAGTTATAGATAATGTAAAAAAACTTCTTACAGGAATGAGAGGCTTACTTAGTTATTCTCAAGGTAAATATAAACTTGTTGTAGAAACAACAGGATCAAGTCAATTAACACTTTCAAAAGATAATACTATTGGTGGTATTAAATTATCATCAGAAAAGAAAAACAACAAATTTAACAGAATGTTGATTGATTACACATCACCAGATCATGGTTTTCAAAGTGATACAGTTGTTTATGACACAAATCATTCTTCACTTTTAGCTGAAGATAATAATTTATTACAAGAGGGAAGATTATCTTTACCCACAATTACAAATATTCATCAAGCAAAAGAAATGGGCAGAGTTGCACTTCTTAGATCAAGGAACAGTTTATCAGTTTCTCTAAGAGCAAACTATCAAGCACTTAATTTAATTGTTGGAGATATTGTATCTGTGACAGAGGAAGTTACAGGAATGAGTACAAAAAAATTCAGAATTATGAATATGGCTATCAATGATGATTACACAGTAGATTTAGGTTTAGTTGAGTATCAAGATAGCTTTTATACATTTGAGGCACAGTCAGCACCTGCAACCATACCAGATACTAATTTACCAAACCCATTTACAGTACAACCACCTGCATCAATAACATTATCAGACGAGTTAATAGAATATTCAGAAGGTATTGTTATTACAAGATTGAATATAGTTATTGGTGCATCTACAGATAATTTTGTTCAATATTATGTTGTAGAAGCAAGAAAAAGCACAGAAACAAATTTTAAAATTATTGGTCAAGGCACAGAACTAAACTATGAAATGTTGAATGTGGTTGATGATATTACTTATGATGTAAGATGTAGAGCAATCAATACACTTGGTATCTCATCATCATCAATCACAGCTAGTAGAAAGATTGTAGGTGCAACAGAGCCACCAAGTGATGTCAAAAACTTTTCTGTCAATATGCTTGGTAGTTCACAGATGCAGTTGAATTGGGACGCAAACACAGACCTAGATATATCATTTTATGAGATAAGATATCAAAATGTAACATCAAATGCACAATGGAATAAGTCAGTAAATTGGCTACAAGTGCCTAGAACATCTGGAACTTCTATCACTACAAATACTAGAAGTGGTGCTTTTTGTATAAAAGCTGTTGATAAACTAGGAAACGAAAGCAACAATGAAACAATCATATTTTCAAATATTGCACAAATCACAGAAAACTTTAAAGATATTCAAACACTTACAGAAGATATCACAGCAGGAACATTTGATAGTGATGTAGCATTGACAGATAGTAGTGGCACTAATTCTATAGTCTTAGATACTAAAAATGATTTTGATGATTTGACAGGAAACTTTGATGATGCTTCTGGTGATTTTGATTTGGGTGGTGCTGATGATAATATTGATGATGAAGGATTTTACACTTTAGCACAAACACTTTCATTATCTGATATCTATGATGTTTCATTTATCAAAAGCATAACAATCGACCAGATAGAAGATCCATACGATTTATTTGATGATGGTAGGGGTGTTAGTTTGTTTGATGATGCACCTGCACCATTTGATGGAAACGATCCTACAAATGCAACAGCACAGCTTCAAATATCTACTTCAACCACATCTTTAGATAATGCTACTGAATTTCAACCTATGAATACATCAACTACTTTTAAAGGAAAGTTTTTTAAATTTAGATTGAGATTAGCCAACACAAACAATAAAACTAGAGCATTTGTATCTGGTATATCCATTGATGTGAAAATGCAAAAAAGAACAGAAACAGGAGAAGATGTAGCAAGTGGCACAAGCACTAAGACTATTACATTTACTAATCCATTCTTTGCAATTCCAAGCATAGGTATATCTGCTCAAAACATGGCAACAGGAGATTTTTTTTCAATCAGTAATAAGTCAATTTCATCTTTTGATATTGTATTTAAAAATTCAAGTGGTACTAATATAAACAGAACTTTTGATTTTGTTGCAATAGGTCATGGGTTGAAAAGTTCTTCATAATGAGGTAAAGAATAAAATATGAGTCAAGTATCAGATGTTTCTATAGCTAATCAAGGTTTTTCAGCATTTAGAACAGAATTAAATAATATTCTTGGTGCATTAAATTCAATGCACTCTGGAACATCAAGACCATCCTCAGCAACCACAGGCACTATGTGGTTAGATACAACAAATTCTGGATCTAATTCATTAGAGATTAAATTTTTTGATGGATCAGATGATATATCTGTTGCAACTATTGATACATCAGCAAACACAATAAACTTTTTAGATAGTGTTGTAACAGGCATAAATATTGTAACTGATACTTCACCTCAACTTGGTGGTGATTTAGATACAAATAGTTTCAACATAAAAATAGATGACGCACATGGATTATTTGATGAAAACAATAATGAGCAGTTAATATTTCAAACTACTGCAAGTGCTGTCAATTTTGCAGAACTTACTAATTCTGCAACAGGTAATGATGTTGGATTAGCTGTAGATGGTAGTGACACCAATGTTGGTTTATCATTATCTACAAAAGGATCTGGTAAATTTAAATTTAATGACTCTGCATACTTTCCAGAAGCAACACTAACAGACGCATCTACTATTGCATGGGATGTTCAAAGTTCCCCTGTTGCTAAAGTCACACTAGGTGATAATAGAACTTTAGGTGCAGGAACAAATGCTGTTGCAGGTCAGTTTGTTAGTTTATTAGTCATTCAAGATGGTACAGGATCAAGGACTTTGAGTTTCAACGCAGTATATGAGTTCACCGAAGATACAGCACCCACACTTACAACTACAGCAAGTAAGGGTGATTTATTTGTATTTAGATATAACGGATCAAAATTTTTAGAAGTAGGAAGGAACTTGAATTTAACTTTATCATAATATGTTTGCACAAGTAATAGATGGATCAATAGTTTCACACCCTAAGGGAAACAAAGGTATTACAATAGATGATGTTCAATATCCATCAACTATTTATACATTATGGACAGAAGCTGAAAGAAATGCGATTGGCATTTATACAGTAGAGATTGATAATACTAATCTTAAAGATGAAACATATTACATAAACACAAACCAAACTATTGCTTATGATAGTAGTGCTGACAAAGTTACAGCTAGTTATGGAACTGCAACCGCTAAAAGACTTAATGATGAAAATGCAGTAGATGAAGATGGTGATCCAATACTTGATGAAAATGGAGATCAAGTAGTAAATTATGGACTCAAAACTAATTATAAAAATAAATTCAATGCAGAAGCAAAAGGTTTATTAGAAAAAACAGATTGGTATGTAATCAAAGCAACTGATGTAGAAAGTTATTCAGTACCAAGTAATATTACAACTTATAGAACACAAGTTAGAGCTAAAGTAAATTCTATGGAAACAGATATAGATGATTGTTCTACAGTTGAAGAACTTATCACTTTACTTTCATATACCACAAATGATGCAGGAGTCAGTTCAAGACCACTAGGTGAGTTCCCAGACGAGGTAGTATAGATGGTTGCTATACTTGGTGCTAATAGTGTATCTGGTGCGTATGAAGTAAGTAATTCTCTTAGGTTTAATGATGATGATAGTGCTTCATTAACAAAAACATTTAGTAGTGATGGCAATAGAAGAACTTTTACTTGGAGTGGTTGGGTAAAAAAAGGTAATAATGGTCTTGATGAAATTTTATTTGCATCAGCAGATACAGATAACACACCACAAACTATTTTTAATTTTGATAGTGCAGACAGATTAAGTTTTTTTGATAGCACATCAAGTGCAGAGGTAAACACAAATAATTTATTTAGAGATCCTTCTGCTTGGTATCACATAGTTCTAGTAGTAGATACAACACAAGGCACAGCATCTAATAGAGTCAGAATATATGTTAATGGAATTGAAGTTTCCTATAATACAACTACCTATCCAAGTCAAAATGTTGAATTTACAATCAATGACGCATCTTTTGAACATGAAATTGGAGGCAGACCTGCTAACAACCTTTACTTTGATGGTTATATGACAGAAATTCATTTTATAGATGGAACTGCCAAAGCACAAACAGATTTTGGAGAGTTTGACGATAATGGAGTTTGGATACCAAAAAAATATTCTGGAACATATGGTACTAATGGTTTTTATTTACAATTTAAACAAACAGGAACAAGTCAAAACTCTAGTGGTATAGGTGCAGATACATCTGGTAATGATAATCATTTTGCAGTCACAAATCTTGCATCTACAGATGTAACAGAAGATACTTGTACCAATAATTTTGCTACTTTGAACCCCTTAAAAACTACATCTACAAATGCAAATTTGTCTGAGGGTAATACAAAATTTAGTGTGACTGCAAACGGAACAAGTCAAAACAGAAATACTTTTCCAACAATATCTTTTCCAACAAGTGGTAAATGGTATATGGAAGTTAAGGCAACACATTCTAATTTAGCAAGTGACTCAGGTAATCAGATATATATAGGTGTTATGGAAAACCCCCAAAATGTAGATCATAGAAGTACATCAAATGCTAATAGCATTAGCACAAATGGTATTATTAGTAATGTAAGAATAGTTGCAACTTTAAGTGACGCTATTGCAAATGGAACAAATGGAAGTTTAACTACATATAATACAGATCCAGATTGGTCTAGTGGTGATATTATAGGAATAGCTATGGATATGGATAATGGAAGAATTTACTATCACCTAAACGGAACATATTATGATGATGCAAGTGGTAATGTGCCAAACCCCAACACACCTGCAAACCATAATCATTCTTTTACAGTTCCAAGTAATGGTATGACATTTTTTATGAGTATTTTAAGATTTAATACTAGCACAGTTGAAATGGAAGTTAATTTTGGTAATCCATCATATACTATATCAAGTGGTAATAATGATGGCGAATACGGTAATTTTGAATATGCTGTGCCATCTGGATATTATGCACTATGCACTAAAAGATTAGCGGAGTTTGGATAATGGCTTATACAACAATTGATGACCCTTCAGAATATTTTAACACTGTTTTATACACAGGAAATCAAAGCACAAATGCAATAACTAATAGTGCAAACGCGGGTGATTTTCAACCAGATTGGGTTTGGCTTAAATCAAGAACCTCTGCAACACATCACAGACTTTATGACAGTTCAAGAGGTGTTTTAAAACCTTTATTATCTAGTTCTGCCAATGCAGAAAGCACATTAGCTAATAGTTTAACTTCTTTTGATAGTAATGGTTTTACTTTAGGGAGTGATGATAATTCAAATCAAACTTCTAAAAATTTTGTAGGTTGGCAATGGAAAGCTAATGGAGGAACTACCTCATCTAATAGTGATGGAACTATTACCTCAACAGTTCAAGCTAATACAACAGCAGGATTTAGTATTGTAACTTTTACAGGTAATGCGACAGCAGGACAAACTGTAGGTCATGGTCTTGGAGTTAAGCCTGAATTTATTTTTGCAAAAAACAGAAGTAATGGCAACAACTGGAACTGTTATGTAGAAGCTACTGATAACACTGGAGACCATACTCTTACTTTAAATGGCACAGGTGCTAGGAGTAATTCTTTTAATATGTGGAATGATACTGCACCTACAACTTCTTTAATTACTTTAGGAAATAGAAATGAAACAAATGGTAGCAGTCATAATATGGTTTTTTATTGTTTTACATCAATAAAAGGCTACTCAAAGTTTGGTTCTTATACAGGTAATGGCAATGCAGATGGAACATTTGTTTATACAGGATTTAAACCTGCTTGGGTATTAATCAAAAGAAGTGATAGTTCAGATAATTGGTTGATATTTGATAACAAAAGAGATCCAGAAAATGGTGTTAATATAATGATTTCAGCGAATTTATCAAATGCAGAATTTAGTGATTCATCTGATAATTTAGATTTTTTAAGTAATGGATTTAAACTTAGGATTAATAATAATAGAAATAATGCAAGTGGTGGCACATACATCTATGCGTGTTTCGCATCTTCGCCTTTTGTTTCTTCTAAAGGTGTACCCATTACAGCAAGATGAGAAATGGTTGGCTCATTTATTTTATATCAGCTTTACTAATCACATTTATTTTATTTTTACCTAAAGCATATTCAGAAACAAATACAGTTTCTAATTCTACAGTCACAGTAGATAAGTCGCCAAGTTCAGCAAATTCACCATCTATAAATTCAG